GATTTGCTCAATCTGGGTGTACCCTGTCAAGCGCAATCGATCAGGCTCGCGAGTTATCAACATCAGTGCATTCCCCAGAGTGTGGCGAGCCGATAGCCGGCATCGCGCAGCAGCTCCGATGCAGCGGCGTTCGCGCGGTGCTTGCTGGTCATGCCGATGGCGTAGCCAGCGTGCTCGATTGTCTGCTCGCGGCAGACGACGCGCTCCACGACGATCATCGCTCGAGGTGTCAGCAGCGCCTGCGCCCTGCGCCATTGCTGGCGATGATGCGCCTGCGCCTCGCTCGCGGCCATGTGAGACATCGCGGCGAGATCGGCGGCGAACACGCGGTTGAGGTCGGCTGATCGCATTGCGCCCGGCATCCCCGAGCAATGCCAGTGCAGCTTGAGCTTTTGCAGCGCCTGGTACTCGACGGGATCGATTGCGTGTCGGCTGTACATGCGGTCCAGAGGCGCGTCACGCATGACGACAATCCGATCGCCCTCTGCCCCGACCAACCGGATTGCATCCTCTCCTGCCTTCGCCAGCCGTTCCGGCGTCGGTCCCAGATCGCGGCGCTCCACAGCTACGCGAATGTTGCCCTTGCCCCGTCGCTTGCTCAAGATCGTGCCCCTCGTGATTGCTGCTACCTGCATCGCCTACCCCACGTCGCTCACAGGGTCGTCCAGCCGCTCGTCTGTGTCGTGGATGGCATTCAGCGGGTCGTCCACCGACTTGCGCACGGCGGTCACCTCCGCGCCCGGAAACACCAGCTTGGCGACGTTGGCCTCCTGCCAGTGCGATAGCATCCGCCCGATCTCGTCGAGTGTGTAGACCGCCAGCTTGCGTCCGTCGTTGACGACGCGATGGGCGGACGCGGTGTCCGGCACGATGGCCGCCACGCTGCCATCGGCCAGCGTGACCTCCCACACCTGCGGATCGAGCGGCTGTTTGCCTGCGGCGGTCGCGGCGCGGTCGAGCGCCAGCCACGCGTTGACCATCCGGCCTGCCTCGCGTCGGACGGCTTCCAGCTCGCCATGCCAGATCGCCTGGTTGAGCAGGTAGCGCTGGCGGTCGAATTTTTCGCGCAGCTCCGGACTGACCAGCAGCCGCAGGCGGTCGCATCCCCATCGGGCCTCCATCTCCGCCGCCGTCTCGTCCGCGCCGTCGATGTAGGCGCGGCCGGCGATGTAGGTGCCGTGGGTGCGCGCCCACAACCTCTCGTCGCCAAGCGGGCGGACGGTCGTGTCGCCAGCGATGATCGCTTTCAGCTTTGCCATTTTTCGCCTCTCCGATCTCGGACCCGACGCCGCCCAAGCGGCGGCGGAAGTCCGCCTAGGGGTATGGGGGGAAACAGTTCCGCCAACTTCCGCCAACTTCCGCCTAATGTTTTCAATGACTTAGACACCCGACTTCCGCCAACTTCCGCCAACTTCCGCCAGAACCTCCGCCAATGTTTTCAATGGGTTACACATACGACTTCCGCCACTTCCGCCGCCCGTTTTCAGTCGATTGAACCGATTACACGCAGGCCTTTGACCTTCAATTTTTGTCCGACTGCCTCGATGGAGAGCACGTCATTTGCCAGCCAATCGGCGATCATTTGCTCTGCTTCTCTGAGCGAGCACCCGGTATTTTTGGACATGAAAAACGGAAGGTATCGACCGTCACGCTTCGTTTGCGGAGCGTTTGACCACGGCTTGCCGGCGGCCCATGCGCGCTCAATCTCGTTGAGAATTTTGCGACATGCCGGCTTGTCGAGAGCGGATTTTTCGGGCGCCGCTGAGGCTACCTCTGGAACCAGTGTGGACTCCTGTTTCAGACCGTCCAACCATTCGACCTTGAGCAGTTTTAGATGTACTGGCGGGAGTTCCTCGCCCTCTTTCTGCTTCTCGGTAACGACTTCGATAATTTTGCTATCGTCGTTGCGCTTGAGGTGTAGCACACAATCGCCAGCGCCTTCGAGCGCGGTTGAGCCGCGCATGCCGCGATCCTCATCCTTGCCGCTGTGATGGATGCCGACGACACAGACGCCGCATTCGGTCTTGATAGCGTCGCAGGCAGCGACGAATAGACCCATTTCCTTGGAGGCATTTTCCTCTGCGCCGGGGAGCGATCTCGCGACCGTATCGATAACAACCAGCTTGGCATCGCCGACAGTTGCCTTGACGGTGCGAACAAGCTTGGCGACTTCCTCGGGCTGCATGAAATTGACAGCGCGTGGCAGTAGCCGGAACGCCTTGCCGTTAGGCTCAATGCCGTGATGCAGATGCCAGCCGCGCATACGATTGCGGTATCCGCCCTTGCCCTCGCCGGCGATGTACAGCACGCCACCTTGCTTGCATTCGCGGCCATGCCAATCGAGGCCATAGGCGACGCGAAGCGCCATATCGAGCGACAGAAACGATTTCCCCTTGCCCGGCTTGCCGTACACGAAAGACAGGCCGTGCTCGAGGATCATTCCATCGATCAGCCATGTCAGCGGCGGCGCGTTGACAGTTTCCTCGATCGATAGCGTCTCGAAAATATCGTCGGCCGGCGCGGCAACCTCTGGGCGCGGCTGCGCTGTTTGTGCCGGCCTGCTAACCTGCTTCCGCCGATAGACCTCAATCGCCTTGTCGAGTGTTTCGATGCCGCGAATATCGCCGCGCTCGAACCGCTGGATGGTGTAGCCGCACTTGGCGAGGAACTCGTCAGCGCCGCGACCGGCGCGCGTCAGATCGACCTTGCGCTCGTACTGCGGCCACGCGACCGCGAACAGTTCATGCGGCGTTGGCGTTGCGCCGTGGGAACCAATGTATTCGATCAGGCAGGCGCTGATCGTGTTGCGCATGTAGCCTTCGCGGCCGTCGCTGATCTTGTCCGCGAGGCCAAGGCTGTTTGTCGTGTAGGACGCGGCTACGGCGGCCGCTGGCGCGCTGTCCGCGCCGATGGGCGGGAATTGCCGCGCCAGATGTTCGACCGCGTAATAGGCCGCCCCAGGCTCTCTGAGCGGGGCTATGGCTGTCAGTTCAACCGTGCGGCCTTCCTTGACCGGCCACGCGATCGATCCAGCAAGGCGCATGACGCGCGACGGGTTGGTGACGCTACGGTCAGCCTTCATGGCTTTCGCCATGCCGCGCAACAGCGCAGGCCACCATTCAGGATTCGTGATCGGTTCTTCGAGCCGCCACCACAGTTGCGCGCGCACGTGCGGCTCACGGCCGGTCAGGACAATGAATGTCGGCTTGTCGAGGCCGTAGATGTCCTTGGCTGCGCCGGCCGCGCCGGGATCGTCAAGATCGACGTAGGCGCATGTTAGCGCCCATGCGTCGCGGTCTTGCGCGCGCCCGAAAGGCGGCGTGTCGGGATGGCGCAATGCTGCGCCGATATAGACGTTGCACATCGGCGTCGCGTTGAGCCGCGCCGCTTCTGCAATCAATTCTTCCAGTTCATCGGTGCCGTACAGGCGGGCGTTGGAGAGCCTGTAGCGGCCCTGTTCGTCGGCCGTTGTATTGGTCCACGACAGTTCGACCTTGCCCTCATGGCAGCCGTCGAGAAAGCCGCCGAACAGATGTTCGACGTGCTGTCTCATAGCCTCGATGTCCGGCTGGAATATCGAGGTCACCACGGCTGCTGCTTCCTGCCCCACGTCACGTTCCGGTCGTCTGGTTCCTGTTGGCCTCTACTCGTTACGCGGCTATTCAGTTAGGGTGACCGGGCCGCAGCGGGTCCGGTCACGTTGTCGTTGCGATCTCGGAGATCAGCCAAAATCGCTTGCGCCGGCCATCGCGGCCTGCTGCGGTACCGCCGGCGGCGGCGACGCGATGGTTGCGCCGGTCGCCGGTGCCGTCGGTGCCGTCGGTGCCGTCGGTGCCGTCGGTGCCGTCGGAGGCGACGCGGGCTGCGCAGGCGCGGCGGTCAACGCCTGCGGCCGGTCGATCCATGCGATGATCGAGAACGTCGGCTTGTAGTTGGTTGACTGGCCGGACTTGACCGGCTGCACGCCGCTGATCGCGACGACTGGCAACTTTCCTGCCTTGCCTTCGGCCGCGCCGGTAAAGGCATCGTGTAACGCGTCCATCGCCTCGATCACGCAGGCAGCGCCTGAGCCGAGCACGCGGACGGGACCACCTCCGCTGTCCTTGTTGAGCATCAGATCGACCTCGAAGCCCTGCTTGAAGGCGGGCTTGCCGTCGCTGTTCTTGTCGTCCGGACGCGGCGGGATCGGCTCCTTGCCGAGTACGACCAGCTTACGGATCGGCCCTTGCGTCGTGTAGTTGATCCAGCCGACGCGGATGTTGGCGAGGTCCATCACCATCTGCGCGACGCTGGTGATTTCATGCGTCTCCGACGAATAGGTGCCGTCAGGATTCTGCACACGATCGACACGAAACAACCGGCCGGCTTTTGCGTCGTATTTCACATACGGCTTGATGTCGCCGCCGCTTCCACCAGTAGACAATCCGAGAGCCATGTGGCTTCTCCCTTCAATAAATGCACCTATGAGGCCAGGTGCGTTGCCAATCCCGGTTGCCGGGAATTTCAGATGCCCCAGTGCTCGAATGCGAGCTGCCGGTTCGGGCCGCCCCAGTAGAAGCTTTCGAGATCGGGTGCGGTGATGCTTTTGAAAAATTCCGGATCGTCGGACTGCGCCAGAAAGCGCTCGACGCGACGCGCGATCTGATAGAGTGCTTCGCGATGCTCGCGGATGTTTTCGACGCGATACGTCGCGACTTTCTTCGGCGTCACGTAGGTAAGCCGACCGTCCATGTTATCGGATGAGGCATAGAGTGCGACTTGCCGTGCATGCGGAATCTTGTTCTGCGACGGAAGTTTTTCAGTCGTTTTCAGATCGACGATGATTCCGTGCTGCGACCATTCGTAATCGAAGTAGCCGATAATCGGCGCTTCCAGATCGACCGGCTTCCACTCGACAAATCCTTGAGTACGGGATGGGACGCCATAGGGCCGCAATTCCTTGATGGCCGTTTCGACCATCGCCGGGATCGATGCGCGGTATGTTTCGCGTCGCGCGTCGCCTGACAGCGCGGATTTTGTGTCGTACTTTTTGAGAGCAGCATCGATGCAAGCCTGCATCGGCTCGTCGTGATTCATAAGGCCGAGCGTCACGCCTTCCTCGACGCCTGTCCCGCGATGCGCAGGCGCGCCAACCGGCTGGCGAATGCCGACGATCTTTTCGAGCACGTACATTGCCGGCGCGGCACAGAACAGGTTGAGCGAAGATGGTGAGTGATGATGGATTTTCATGCTGCTGCACTCGCTGGAAAAAGTGTCTCGAACCCGTACCGCGCAATCAGCGCGGCTTCGGCGCGGCCGTGATCCTTCTTGCGCTCGAACGAGCGTGCGCAGGCCGGGAACAGATTGATGGCGAGCTTGCGCGCTTCGTCCTTGTCGGCGGAGAGGCCGAAGTGACGCTTCCACTTGGAGGGCGTCACGTAGTGGATGGGGACGCTGAGTGCGCCGATCACGCCGCGCGCCTGCCCGTAGGAGACGCCAAAGTTAAAAGAGCTGGCGACGCCTTGTCCAGGCATTGATGCGACGCGCTCGACCATCGCGACGGTCGGCGCGTATTGTCTGATGATGTCAGCCAATAGGTGCGCGCTGAGTTCGCCGGCGACAACAGGCGTGTCCTCGACAGACACGCGATCGGTCGCGTCTGCGAACAGAAATGCGATAGCGCCGGAAATGCCGGGATCGAGTCCAAGGATGCAGCGTGTCACAACCCCCTCCCCTCTAACTCTCCAGCGATGGCGGCATAGCCGGCCATGTCGATGTAGTCGTCGTTGTTGTGCGCGCCGTTTTCGGAGCGGGCGAGTTTCAGCAGCATGAGCAGCTTGGCCGCTTCGGACGGGCTAAGCGGCGCTGCCGGATCACGTCGGTTGCGCAGGTAGGCCTCGCTCAGATCGGCGAAAGCGCGGAAGGTTTTGGCGAGGTCGCCGTTTTGCTCGGCACGGTCGCCGGCAATCAGTGTCGAGGCAGTGAGTGCGATCTTAGCGGCTTTCATCGCAGCGTCTCCTTGATCTGCTCGATCCGGGCGCGGAACACTTCGTCCTGCATCAACACGGCGAATTGCTTCTGCGAATTGATAATGGTCGTGTGATCGCGGCCAACGAGTCTGCCGATGGTCGGCAGCGATGCCTTGGTCAGATCGATCAGCAGACCGACCGTGACATGACGAGCCTGGACGATGTTCGCCCTGCGGCTCGGTCCGGTGATGTCAGACGGCTGGATCAGATAATCGTCAGCGACAATCCGCAGAACGCGCGTGATAAGCGGCAGATTGCGCGGCGGCGTCGGCAAATCGAGGATTGCGGCGATGGTCACAGCATCGCCTCCTGCTTTGCGGGCTTGGGCGGTTCGACAAACATGTCAGGGGCATCGAGCGCGGCCTGTATGCGACGGCAGG